CGTTCGTCTTATTACATTTGGCGCAAATATGACCGTGACAGGCACGCTGACGCTTGGCACAACCTCATCCGTCTCTGCTGTCAGACGCATTCTGTTTTTTAGCAATATTTTAGGCACTCAGCGCACAATAACTATGAGCGGCGCAAGCTCAACGATTGCGGCTGTTTACGATGTCGATTTCAGAGATGTCGCGATAGTTCAAGCAGGCGGTTCAACGGCGGCGTTCCCCGATGATACGACTAGGACCTATCGCTATGGCGATTGCAAAAATAACAGCGGCATAACATTTGCCGCTGGTGTCTCGCGGTATTGGAACCTTGCCGGCGCTCAAAACTGGTCTGCTACGGGCTGGGCTACCACAAACAACGGAATTCCTGCGGCCAATAATTTCCCGCTTGCACAGGACACCGCCACTTTCACGGAAGCTGGCTCGGCCGGAACCGTGACAATCAACAATGTTTGGAATATCGGCTCTATTCAGATGGCCGACGGCATATCGAATAGAACGACAGCCTTTACCCTTGCAACGGGGACGAATGCGTTTCCTATTTACGGAAGTATAACACTATTCTCGTCGTTAACGCTTTCTGGCACTGGGGCGATTACATTCGCCGGTCGCGGCGCTACGCAAATTATCACGTCGGCGGGGATAACATTTACGCAACCTTGGACAATCAACAATGTCGGCGGCATAGTTCGTCTGGAGGATAATACGGCTATAGGCGCGACATTAGCTACGTCTCTGACCAGCGGCACTTTTGACATAAATGGCAAAACCTATACGACCGGAACTTTTACGAATACTGGTTCTGTTACCCGCGCGATCACTTTCGGCACTAATGGGCAAATCACTGTTGCTGGCTCCGGGGCTTCGGCGTGGAACTCGACAGGATCTGGGTTCACAAGCACGGGCACGACAGCAAAAATAAATATGACTTCCGCCAGCGCTAAAACATTTGTCGGCGCGGGATATACTTATGCGGCTACCCTAAACCAAGGCGGCGCAGGCGCGCTTACGATTTCCGGCAGCAATACATTCGATAATATTACTAACACGACGCAACCGGTCACCATAACCTTTACGGCTGGCACTACTCAGACTGTGTCTTCATTTACGGCGTCGGGAACTTCGGGTAATCTCGTAACGTTGCAAAGCAGTTCCGCAGGATCTCGGTTCACGCTTTCAGACAGCTCGGGCGCTAATACGGTAAGCTATTGTTCTATAAAAGATTCGATTGCTACCGGCGGCGCTACGTGGCAGGCTTTTACAGCCGAAGGGAATGTAAACTCAGGAAACAATTTAGGCTGGATTTTTTCAGCTATTCCAGTAGCCTACGTATCGACTACCGGGGTAAAATTGCGCTCGATGGCTCAGCGCGGGAGATTTTAAAATGACGATGAATGTAAAAGGTATCACGACCTGCATGGGCTATCAACAGCTCGGCACCCTGTCTTCAGCTACAGGACTGACTGTGCCAGTGCGGACGCCTGACGGAATGTCAGCGAAAGCAAATTTTGCGTTGATTGTCGCCGAAACGCAGAATGTTCGTTGGCGGGACGACGGCGTAGATCCTACGGCTTCCGTTGGTATGCTTTTGGTAGCGGGCATTCCGTTTCAATATGATGGTGATCTGGCCAAGATCAAGTTTATTGAGACGACGGCCAGCGCCAAGCTGAACATTAGCTACTACGTTTGACGCGGTAGCTATTTGTATGTAAATATAAACGACCGACTAGCCGGACAGCTAGGATATAGGAGCATCGCTTTGAGCGACGAAGAACAGGCTGTAGCGGAGATCAGCCCCGCGCCGGAACCGGAGGCCACGGCAGCACCGGAAACCGTTGTAGAGACGCCGGAGGAACAGCAGCCTACAAAATCGTTCACTCAGGAAGAGCTGGACGCCATTGTAAGCAAGCGCCTTGCAAGAGAACAGCGGAAATGGGAACGTGAGCAGGCCCAGCGGCTTGCGGAGCAGCAGGTTAAACAACCTGTCGCACCTCCTGCGGACCCCAACGATTTCGAGTCGGCTCACCAATATGCGGAAGCGTTGGCGGAGCAGAAAGCTCGGGAGATGTTGGCTCAGCGCGAGGCCGCAAGGCAACAGGCTGAAATCATTGAGTCTTACCGCGACCGTGAAGAGGAAGTAAGGGAGAAATACGAGGACTTCGAGCAAGTCGCGTATAATCCCAATCTACCTGTCACGGACGTTATGGCTCAAGCTATTCAGGCGTCTGAAATTGGCCCCGAGGTCATTTATTTCCTCGGCTCCAATCCTAAAGAAGCCAGCCGTATATCCCGTTTGTCGCCCGTCTTGCAGGCAAAAGAGATCGGCAAGATTGAAGCCAAACTGGTCGACAATCCGCCGGTCAAGAAGACATCAACCGCGCCAGCGCCTCTTGCGCCTGTCACGGCAACCCGGTCGAACTCTGGCCCGAGACGAGACACGACGGACCCCCGGTCCATAAAGGAAATGTCAACGTCGGAATGGATTGAAGCGGAACGTCAGCGGCAGATCAAGAAGTGGGAAGCGCAGAACCGGAGATAAGGAATGTCTAATTCGCTTCTTACCATTGACATGATTACTCGCAAGGCTTTGGAAATCCTTGAGAATAATCTTGTCCTGACCCGCACGGTCAACCGCCAGTATGACGACTCTTTCGCCGTTGAAGGCGCTAAGATCGGCTCGACCCTCCGCATCCGTCTGCCCGACCGCGCGCTGGTCACGGACGGCGCGGCGCTTCAGGTGCAGGACGACAACGAGCAGTATACCACGCTCGCCGTTTCCAGCCAGAAGCACATCGGCGTCAACTTCACGACCGCCGAACTCACCATGCAGCTCGACGATTTCGCCGAACGTGTTCTGAAGCCTCGTATTTCGCAGCTTGCGTCGTCCATCGACGCCGACGTTGCGAATGCTTTCAAATACATCGGCAACTCGGTCGGCACGCCGGGCACGACGCCCGCCACGTCGCTCGTTCTGCTTCAGGCTCAGCAGAAGCTCAACGAGAACGCTGCGGTCATGTCGCCCCGCTATGCGACGGTCAACCCGGCTGCGAACGCCGCGCTGATCGAAGGCATGAAGGGCCTCTTCAACCCGGTCTCGGCGATCTCGAAGCAGTTCAAGAACGGCATGTTCGGCGAAGGCATTCTCGGCTATGACGAGCTGAATATGTCGCAGTCGATCAAGCAGTTCACGACTGGCTCGCGCACGGGCACGCTGACGGTCAATGCGTCTGTTACGTCGGAAGGTGCGACCGAAATCGTCGTCACGGGTCTCGGTTCGACGATTGTCAAGGCCGGCGACGTGTTTACGGTTGCTGACTGCTTCGCCGTCAACCCGCAGACCCGTGAGTCGACCGGCTCGCTGTTCCAGTTCGTCTGCCTTGAGGACGTTACGGCGTCCACCACGGCGACGATCAAGGTCAACGCGATGTATTCGGCTTCGCAGGCTCTTGCGACGGTCGACGCTCTGCCGCAGTCCGGCAAGACCGTCACCTTCCTTGGCTCGCCGTCGACCCAGTATCCGCAGAACCTGATCTACCATCGTGACGCGATCGCGTTTGCGACGGCCGATCTGCTTATGCCGAACGGTGTCGACATGGCCTCGCGTCAGGTCCACAATGGTATCTCGCTCCGCGTTGTCCGTCAGTATGACATCAACAACGACCGACTGCCCTGCCGTATTGACGTTCTGTATGGCTACAGCGTCATTCGTCCGCAGATGGCGGTTCGCCTTTGGGGCTAATCAGATGGGGCTTCGGCCCCGTCTTTTTCTCTAATTCAGGAGCAATGAATCATGGCTGCTTATGATCCCGTTACGCAGAGCGCTGCTTATCCGCTCGACACTCTCGGCCCCGATCCGCTTATCCCGAACGCCGTTGGTGGCTATCAGCTCGGCGCTGGCGCGCTGACCGAGCCGCTTATGACCCCGCAGCCCGCCCCGAGCGCGCTGACGGGCGCGACGGTCACGGTCACTGTTGGCAATCTCGCCAACGGCATTATCACCGTTGACTCTGGCGGCACGGACGCCGGCACCTACACGTTCCCGACGGGCGCGCTGATCGACGCGGCGTTCCCGAGCATCAAGACGAACTCGGCGTTCGATGTCGTCGTCATCAACCTTGGTGACAACGCGGCGAACGACGTGACGTTCGGCGCGGGCGCTGGCAACACCATCGTCGGCAATGCGGTCGTCGCGGATGCTGCTACGGCGACGTTCCCGGCTTCGGCT